AATGGCGGCAATAGCGACTCCCCATGCAAACGCATTAGATTCCTTGCACTTTGTTACAAGCCATTCATACATCGCATTCATCCTCCTCATCAAAGTCTCCGTCGTCAGCAAGGCCCTCCTCATAGCCGCTGACATAGTATTCCGGGTCTTCACATAGCAGTATGGCGGTCATTTCGGCTTGCGCTTCGGTTTCGCTGTCAAAGGTTCCGAGAGAGAGAAAAAGGATTCCCGTCCATATAAAGGTTGAACCCCAAGAGGTGTTGACTCGGTCCGAGCACTGGCACGGCTACGAGATTCTCATTAGTGAAGGTGAACGCATTGTCGCGGTCCTGATTGATGATGAGCATACAATCAACCTCCACTATTAAATTTTCCGGTTTCCCGGTGGGATGGCACTTTTCACCGGAGTGCCTCAGAACCGGGCCGGGTTTATTCGTCGTCAAAGTCCTCGTCATCATCGTCATCGAAGTCGTCATCGGGCGGGGGCGGCGGAGCCTTTTTCTTCGCCTTCTTGGCCGGTGCCGTCGGTACGTCAGCGGTCTTGGTCACCTTCTTCTTTTTGGGAGGCGGCGTAGGTTCATCATCGTCCTCGTCATCCTCGACCGGCTTTTTGGCCTTCTTGGTTTTGGCCGGGGGTTCCTCGACAGGCTTTGCCGCCTTCTTCGGCGCGGGGGCTTCGTCCTGCTCTTCGGTGTCGTTGACGTTCACGTCTCCTTTGAGCTGTGCCTCGATCTTCCGGGCCGTCACGTAGTCCGGCATGGTATTAAGAATGTCCATGCAGTTTCCGGCGGCGGAGATAGCGAATAGGGGGAAGCGGCGGCCGATGTCAATTTTGTCCTCTACAGATCCGTTGCGGATGGCCTCGATAGCCTCTCCGATTTTCCAAGTTCTTGCCATTGTGTGTATCGCTCCTTTATAAATAATATTTGTGACGGCTGAGTCCGTTACATTCTGGTGAAATGTAGTGAACCGAGAAATGGGGTATTCTCATTCTACACTAATTACTGATGGAAGTAAACTCGCAAATTTGCCCGATTTCAGGAATTATGCCGTGTTACTGTGCGTTATCTTTGATTTGCTGAATCATACGACGTTTTTCATTGTTTTCCCCAACAGCCAACGGATACATCAGCCTCGAGCGGAATTTTAAAAGAAACACCAAAATCATCGGCGATGGCCGGTTTTGCCATAATTCGCTTGACTTCTGGAATAATTGCTTCCACTTCTTCAGCCGGTACATCCATTAGAATGGAGTCGTGTATGGTGCCAACAATTTTGAGATCGAATGGTTTTGCCAATGTACGACGGATTTCCACGGCCGAGCACAGTAGCAGGTCGGAAGCGGTAGATTGTACCGGTGTGTTAATCGCTCGACGGATCGCGTTGCCGCGCTCATAGTCGTCTTGGCTGTATATGTTGGGTAATGCACGGAAGCGGCCAAAGCGATTCTCGACGCCTCCGAGGGCCTCACAGACCGACTCCATTTCTTTGTGCCATTCAAGCAAGCCCGGATACTTTATGAAGTATAAATCTCTATACCGCTGTGCCTCATCCATTGTATACGACACGCCATAGCTATCAAAGGCGTAAATGATAAACTTGCGAGCTGACATGCCATATAAGAATCCAAAATTCACGGGTTTTGCACGGCTTCTTTGTTCTTTTGTTGGCTCATTTGTTCCTGATAATGTACACGCGGTTTCAGTGTGTATGTCTCCTCCTTCGCGATAAACACGTAACATATTCGGATCATTTGAATAGTCAGCGGCAACACGCAATTCAATCTGTGAGTAATCCGCCTCAATAAGCATTCGGCCTGTAACAGCTGTGAATAGATTGCGCAGAGCCGGGAGCCGTGGAACTTGCTGTAGGTTTGGATCCGAGCACGATGTTCGGCCGGTTATGACATTAGTAAGGCCAAATGATGGATGAATTCGGCCGTCATAGGCGGCATATCGCGGCCATTGATTCAAGAACTTTGTATTTGCTCCATAATAAAACTTATAGTCCAAGAGCAGTGTGGCGATATTATAGCCTTTTGCCGCGAGTCGCTTCAACACCTTTGCATCAACCGAAGGATTGCCGGTTTTACCGCTTCGCTTTAGTGTTGGTAAACCGTCAACTTCAAACAATGCGTGAGATATTTGTGCCGGACTGTTCCAATTGATATCATGCCGTGCTTTGAGCTTTTGCAGTGCCTCGGCTTGCTTTGCCTTAAATTCGCGATGTACACGGCTTAGACCGCGCTGATCAATGTATATGCCGTTACGCTCCGTATCGCGGTACATGAGGAATGCAGGACGGAGGAGCTCAGTATAGATGTTCCATTGTACACGGTTCATTTTTTTGCAAAAGAAGCAGAACAGCTCCCAAGTGTATTGAACGTCATATTTGAGGTATTGTACGGTCTTGTCAGAAAAGCCGGTTTTTTCCTTTTTGGTTATGTCCCAATTCTCAACACCGAGATACTTTTGAGCCATTTTTTTCAAGCCGTGTTCGGTTGCAAGTTCATAGGCGGTTCCCATTACCATAACGTCATGGGAAATAGGAAGCCGGACGCCGAGTTTATGTTCGATGAACAATGTATCGAACTTGCCGTTTTGCCACACACATTTTACTTTGCGCTTTTTAAGGTTTGCAAATAGATTGAGCAAGCGTGTCAAGTTTTCTTCCACAAACGGAGCTTGATAGATGAAGTATTGCTTGATAGGACTATTCACATCTTCGGCAAGGCCGACGCCGATGTACGTGATTTCATTGGTGTAGCGATTAAGGCCGGTAGACTCAATGTCAATGGTTGCATACCGTATCATTCAATTAACCTCCAGCCTCCGCTCGCGGCGGCGAGATCTAGAATAGCCGTGTAGCATTCGGGATCATTTGTTTGCATTTTCATAAAAAGGCGGTACGGAATCTCCAGAAAACCGGTTTTCCATTCAATATGTATCATAGTCCGTATCCTCCTCCTTCTTTGCTGTGTTGTGCGCAACTGTTATAGTCGTGGACGAATTTGCCTTTATTGAGTTTGCATTGCCCGATACAGTCGTGGCGGCTGGAATGGCCTCGTTTGTCCATGTAAGAACATGAATGACATATGCCGAGCGATAAGGCTCCTGACACGGCGAACATAGTTTCCAATTTTTCGATACACGTCATGGCTTCCACATACCGCATACGCGCCTCTTGGTCCGTCCCTTTATTGACAATGAGACCTGACTTCGGCCGCTCGTCAATCTGTAGTTGGAGGGCCTTTTTTGCACATTTGAGAAACATTTGTATTTCATTGTGCCAGTGCGTGTCTTGATGCTTCATTTTGTCCATTCCTTTCTGGCATTCCATCCTCCATAGAAACCCATACCGAATATAAATATCCATAGTATCCAATCCATTATAATGACCTCCTTATCTCATTCAACACATTCATTATACCACGTCCGCGCTTCTTTGACAAGCGATTGAAGTATGCTCCAGTAGTCGGCCAAAAGTCAATCGCTTTTGAACCATGAATGAAAATGGTGTATTGCTTCGTTGCCTCTATGAACGTATACTCCAGATTCATAGCTTTGAGAAATTCCAGAAGTCGTGCGCTACTTTTTGTGAAATTGTTTGCGTGTCTCATTCGCCAGAATTCTTTATGTGCGGCATAGTAGTCATCCATTGGCTTTTCCTTTCCACAGACTACAAAAATCCGCACAGCGACGGGAGCAAGTGTAATCTGCTATTGGTATGAAACAACATCCACGATTTCGGTAGACAGTTTGTGAAAAGTTTTTGCACGTTTTACACAGACCAACAGTTTGAAGTCTACCTTCTCCGACGGCTTGTAACAATTTTTCCAGTTCGCACACAACTTCTGAAAAATACACGTTTTTACCGTTATGTTTTATACCTTTTTTGGTTTGCCGGTTCAATACTTTGATTGCGATCTCCAGTGCGGTTTTCATTTCCTCAATCCAATTCCTTTCCAACATGCTTCACGAGAATCCGGATGCCGTGCTTCTTTGTATCCAAGGCTCCGAATATGCCTCATAAATGTGTGCTTTTTGTGTGCTTCTCGTCCTCCTTCCAGACAATATTGAGCGTATGCGTCATAGAAGTCTTGTTTCTTTACCCATGCCGCCGGTGCAACACGGCAACGATTCATGATAAAGCTGTGAATCGTGTCAGAGTCTTGCCGCAACGCCTCAACAAGTTTTCTACTGCTCGGTGTTGACGGTACTTCTTGTAGCGGCAAAAGGCTCAAAAGATATGGGATAATCTCTTCAATACTTTCGTTACTGCACAAGTCTTCCACATATTCGTTATTGAGCGAAAGTTCCTGTGACATGGAAAGAATACGCATACGCTTGTAGAATGCGTTACTTTTCTCTTCAAGCTGGAGTGGCAACTGGTTGAAAGAGAAAATGAGTTTTGCAAACGATACAAAAAAGAACGGTTCCTTGCCTTTCTTTTCGTGCATGATCTGGTCTCCGCCTGTGAGCTTTTTAAGGGACTCAATACTTTTCAATGGAAGGGATGAATTATCAGCACAGGAGTTGAGCAATTTGCCGTGAAGCTGAGATGGATAAAACCGCATGTTCAGCTCGTGCATTGACAACGCGGAAGTGTTACAAATACCGACGAGTGCCTCCAGCCAACGAATGAAAACACTCTTCCCTGTGTTGCTTTGGCCGCACAGGATCATGAAAGTTTTGAGTCCATAGTCCAATGTCAGACAATAGGCGGCATAACGCAATATCATATCAATGTTATCCTTTGAAATGCCGCATACATCATTGAGAAATTTGTATATGCGTGTTTGCTTGAGCGGCAATCCTTCAAGGACATTATGCGGTATTTGTAGTGTTTGAAGGTATTTTCCGCTGTGTGGTAACAGTCGTTGAGCTTCAATGTCCCATACGCCATTTTTGAAATTGATAAGATTTCGGTTTTGGTTCAGTTCCCCGGAGGTTTTTTGAATCCTCGTGTCATCAATTATGAGCCGGTATGCTTCTACTATGCGCGACTGAGCTATGAGGTAGTCAACAGCAATCATTTCCTTTATGGTGTTTCTCACGTATGATGATGCTTCGCGATACACACCATGACGGTATTGATAGCATTCCCCGCCAAGTGCGAATATATTTTCGGCATTTACAAAGTAGTCGCTTATAGTGCGATAATTGACGCCATTCGGAACTCCCTTCACGCTGTACAAAAGATATGGGTTATCGCCGTGTTGTTGTGCCTCATACTTTTTTGTGCTATTGAGAACTTTTTGCAGTTCACTGTCTGTCATAGGCTCAGCAAACACATAATCGTTAATAATATTTGCCATTTCCTCGATCTGCTCAGGAGACGCGCCTCTATTCTTGTATGCCATAAGATGAGCAAACAGTGTATTGTTACGTCCATCCCCTTCACGGAGGCCGAGAAGGGACTCCTTGCGGTGTGGTATTGGTGTAAACTCCGGAGGCATTTCAGCGATTTGACGTTGCGTATTAAAGGAGCGATCTGTAGTGCCGTATGGAAGAAGAACGTATCCTTTGTTAGCACAACGAAAATCACATTTGAGGCCGCACGGTAAAGTCATGCCGATTTTTTGCGGATGCTCTTGACTCGTTTTGAAATACAGATGAAGTCCTTTTGGTGTTTTTGCAATAAGCGTTTTGAGTTTGAGCTTTTTGATGATTTTGAGCGCTTGCTCCTGCCCTTCATCAATGTCAACTACGATATAGCCGGTTTTGACCCACCAACCTATTGTTCCTCCACTTTCAAGGTGTTCAGCCGCTTCCTCAGCGTCTATAATGGCCGGGTCAATGCGTTCTTTGCCTTTGCATCGGACATATGAATCTTGACCAAGCAAAGCGTTAAATCCGGTCAAGCTAAACATGGAGCTACACCTCGCGATCTATTGTTGTTTGCTCCATACTATCGCTTACAGTCATCCAGCGAGAAAGACGGTCAGTCTTTTTGTCAATAACTCTTTGCAGTGTGTTGTCAGTCATTCCAAAAATGGCCTTGACATGTTCCAAAATGACATATACATCAGCGACTTCATCCGTTGCGGCTTGTGCGGTTTTTTGCAGTGCCGCCTCGTGTGTGTCAAAGCGGGGATATTTTGCCAGTACACACGCGAGCTCGTTCAATTCTTCAATGGCAACGAGTATTTGATTTGCGTTGCCATATGTATCACGTGCATGTTGCAATGTAGCATGATCAAATTTCATGGATAATCCTCCTGAAGTCTTCCTTTTTTAATGCTCTATCGGTATAGATTGCCGCTATGCCATGCATAGTTTGAGCCGGATCTTCTCGCTTGTGCCAGTCAAATTCTATACCGAGCAGGTCTTCACACAGACGACATACTTCTACTCCTGTCGCCTCCAATGGCGGTTTCATACGTTCTTTTGTGCAATGGCCGGTCTGATCGCATTTGGATGATTTGCAGGGACCGAACCGAAATAACTGATCTCCCTTTTGGTAAATGGAGTCAGTTATTTTTCCGGTAATAGTGCCGAGCATCGCCTGAATATTGCGCATTTGCAAAAAGGCTCTATTCTGCATTTTTGGATAACTTTGGCAATATTCCTCATGACGTATCATTCCAGCGATAAGATATACGAATTTACGTTGTTTTAATCGGTTAAAAGTTGGAATTTTCGGCGGACAGCAACACTTTTTTCCATAATTCTTGCATTGGAAATGAGCTAAACACCAACTATTACGGGAGTTTGCGTCCGTTTCCACGTATTGCATCATTGTTTCGTACGGCACTCGAGCGATTTTGTAATATACAGGAGTAACAATGCCTGAAGATGAACAATGCGGGTGAGAAAAAGTTAAGATTCCCATTTGTCAAAGTCCTTGCAATACACGCACGGCTCCTCCTCGCGATTGCCGAAAAAGTTAGTACAACTGTCACAGGTTAGGTCCGGCGGAGGCGGCATTATCGGCATGGTATTGATATTCGGTGCGGCCGGATGTGTCTTTTTATATACGATGACAGCGATGGCAATGGACGCGATCAATTGCAGTATGTTGACGAGTAATATTCCACTACTGAGGTATTGAATTGGCACATTTTCCAAGGTCTGCTCCTCCTAATGCTTCAAGTATTGCGGCCGGATCGCAGTCAAGCGCACGGCACAGATCAACGACGTCTGTCGCCTTTGGCAGTTTGAAGTTTCCCATTATTTTGGTTAGCTTTGGCGCGTGCCATATCATAGCGGCTTCACAGGCTCTCAAACTACCGTGTTTCTTCATGATCAGCTGGAACAACTCACTCTTTGTCATTGTTATGTCCTCCACGATTGTTCCATGCGGCAATGGCCTCCATGATCGCGCCTTGAAACGTTTCCTCAGGTTTGCCGCCATACGGCCGAGTCTCGACCTGACAGCCGGGACAGAACACGATAGCGCCGATATTGTTGGCGAACGGTATATGGCGGACGTCAATCTCCGCCTTGTGACCGCAAAACGGACACGGCCGAATAGAGAAAACATTCGTATCCTCTATCGATATATCCTGTGCAAATCCGCACTGAAAAGCGTCTTCAATCCATTGCGTAGTTTGCCGTACAAGACAGACGCGCTCCTGCTTCATTTCGAAATGGAGCGATTTTATAGTTGCTTCATCTTTACCGGCAATCTTGGCGGCTTCGTATCTTTGTGCGGCGTCAGCGTAATGGATCAATTGATACGAGTATTTGGTTTTATCGTAATCCATCTTCATCTTGCAGTATCCTCCTCAGTCCAGTTTTGATGCCATACCACGCCGATATCGGCGCATGCGAGTATGTCATAGGTCTCGTCGGAAATTTCCTGCTGACGTCCGTAATGGATCGAACGGATGCCAGCGGCAACGATCGCCCGCGCACAGGCTTCACACGGATAGCGCGTACACCATATCGTCGCGCCTTTGACCGGTATTCCGTGCATGGCCGCAAAGGTCAGCGCGTCAAGTTCGGCGTGTATCGCACGGCAATCGCCGGGGAGCCGGTGCGTTTTAGCGTCTTCGCCGTATTTTTCAATGCGAAGGCATTGCTTTGACTTGCATAGATCAGGAATGGCACGGTTTGCTCCGAGTGCTATGACTCCGTCATGCTCAATGACACAGCCGACTTGAACCTTTCTGCATCCTGAGTAGACTTTGGCATACTCGTTTGCAATATTCAGCAATGGCGCATTGAAATTTGATACTCCGCTCATACAGTCGCCGCCTTTCTCGGCGTGGCGGCTTTGGACCGAAATTTCCGGCACTTTATATCCACGTCAATGAGTGTGTTGCTCTTAAGTATTTGAACGCCTCCTGTATATCCTGACGACCATGTCACGTCACTGATATTGTTCGCCGCCAATAGAAATTCTTCTGTATGGCGGCACACGTCATTCTTGATACAGCTCTTACAGATATCGTGCATAATGGTCATCACTTGTCTCCCTTCTTTACTCGTGGCATAACGATCCAGCTCAAAAGGAATAGGCCAACGGGAATAATGGGAGCGGTCCAGTGATACATATTCCCGACTGCTCGGTATGCCAGCACATAGAACTCTCCGCTGAGAAATGGCATCAGTGCGAACATAACGAGCGAAATGATATCACGTGGTGTATAGTGGGACTTCATAGTTTTCCTCCGTTCTTTGAATGAATGCCAGTGCTTCAGATTCGGTTTCGAACGTGACGATATGTTGCTTTGCGATCCACGGCGTGTAGATTCTTCCAATGCGTTCGCTCCGCCAGAAGTATCCCTCCATGGTATCATGCTTTATGGAATGGACATGTACCATGCACAGGATATGAAGATGCGGGGATATTCCGGCGTATACGATGAACTGACCGGCTTTTATGCGGTCAGGTGAAACGGGATTCGGCATGTAATCATCTCCTTTTTATTGGTCATATTCATAGGCGTCTTGTGAGTCGCAGAGGCCTTCATGATAGCATCCTCTACACCTTTGGTTTCCGCCTTGTAAAAAGCATGTCCTGTCCAGTATTTCTTGCTCAGTTTCTCCGTATCCGTCATTGACTACTTGGAATGGGACGGGTGTACCGTCTACAACGATTAGTACGACCATTTTTATGTACGAGAAAAGGCGGCTTTATGCCGCCTTTTTCAACTCCTCCATTGCGAAGTAATACTTGCCAGCGTTATTCACGCGGAAAGTACGGATAGTGTCCATGTCCAATCCTTTGAATACTGCGATCTGCATGATCTTTACGAGCGGCATTTTGGCCGCTTCCAGTTTGACGATGTTTATGATACAGCGGTACGAGAAGGTCGCCCGGATGCCGTTTTCACGAGCGAAGGTGCGCAAGCCGCGCACAAAGTTCACAAGGTTCTGATCTCCAGCGGCGAGCTTGAGCTCTATATTCTGGTCGTAGTCAAAGTTGATGATAACGAAACGGTCAAGTGTCGCGCTGTCGAGTACCAGACGTCCCGTGTACAGCTCGTTCGCCCCGGAGCCGACGGTATTGCCAGAGGCAACAACACGGAAGTCAGGGGAAGCGTCAACACGGCCGGAGGGGAACTCAAAGTAACGGTTCGCAATGGCCGCATTCAGGAGCACTAACACCTCAGGGATGGAAGCATCCATCTCATCTAGGAAGAACAGGCCTCCACGGGTGAACGCTTTGTAAAACTCAGTCTCATGGAACACGCCTCCGGCGTCGATGAAGCCGGTTATCTTGTATTCCTGCTGAACGCTATTGGTAAAATAGAACTCCAGGCCGAGGTCGCCGGCAATTTCCTGAAGGGTGTAATTCTTTCCGGTGCCCGCTTCCCCAACGAGGTAAACGGGGATGTCGGCTTGGATGCAAGCAAGGATCTCATCGTAGGCCGCGTGGCGGACCGGCACGGAGCTATCCGGCTCGGCAGGGGTTAGTTCAGGGGTAGTCTGTTCGGGCTCGTGACGGGTCAGAGATCGGCCTTCGAAGTCGAATGCGTATTCAAGCGCGCCGTTGGCGGCTTCTACTGCCTGTTGAACTTCACCGGCGTCCTCGTGCGTTGGCACGACAGCCTTGACATTATGAATGACGAGCAGTTGCTCGTTCACCCACACGCGGCCGATACCCGACTTCGCGTTGAAGTACAGGCGGCGGACTCTGGTCTTGCCATTGGTGAGCGTGAGCTCCATATGCTCGTCACTGATAATGCTCATAGATTGTAGGGAGAACTGGTCCAGAATGTCGGTGTAGTTACCGGCATTGACGGCGATGCCTTTCATTTGAGGAGCCTCCTTTATTTGATTAATGGTATTCTATAATAATTTTTTCTGGAAGTAAACGGCCGGAATTTGGAAGAATACGGCAATTCCGGCCGTTATCACGGATTAGCTTGCTCGACATTGGTGTAACGGCTTATTTCAGGTTTTTACTACACCATTCGTCAATATTGTCTATGCGTTCTGGCAGGTAATATTCCCCTGGAGCAAGATATTCATTCGTGGCACAGGGATGGCCGTACGAGCCGGAGAAGTCACTTGTCATTTTGGGATTTACTTCCATCCACCGGAGATACAGGCGGCGGAGCATGGCCGGATGTGCGATAGGAAACGCCAGCTTGGAGATCTGGATCCGCTCCTCGGGCTTCTTGATCGTTACCTTGCAATTCAGTACTTCTCCGCCCTGCGTGGTTGAGATGATGACGTTGAGCTTGACTCTGATCCATTGCGCTTCTATGCGCTTGATCAGCTGAAGAACCTTTATGCCTTCGTTCAGCATCTCATGTGTTTTCCAGCATGATGAATATGAGATGGATTTGGTCAATACGATGGTTTTTTGCTTCACCGGCACGGTTCTCCGGTTGATCATTGCAGTGGGAAGTCCTTGGAGGTAACGGGGAACAGAGGGAACGGCGCCGATCACGTCGTACGTGGGAGTGGAGCGTGTTGTGGTAACGGAGTCCATCTTTTTTGGACTGACAGCCTGTGCCAGCTTTTCAGCGGCCGGACTCCATCCGGACCGAAGTAGCGAGAGCGCTTCTTCATACGTGTGCGTGTGATGGTATTCAAAGTCATCCATTGCGTTGCTCTGTCGTTTCCACGGAGAAGAGAAGAATTTGTTGTAATTGGTGGATTCCAGTGCGGTTACAAATTCGGCAATGGTAGGATACTCAAAGGTTTTGATTTGGAAACGGCCTTTGTTCTGTTCCGTATACTTCATGGTATGGCTCCTTTCTGTAGTTTCCCGTTACCTCCCTGGTGTGGGAGGTTTCGGCCGGTCACTGTCCGGCACTCATCAGACGGGATCGTCAATGTGTCGTTTTGTGCGGTAACACTGCCAGCGCAGAATGGGAAGCGCTCCTCGTCCTTCTCGGTACAGCGAGACGGAGCCGTTTGCTTTTGCGCGATGGTAATCAGTGATGAAGTAGACAAGTCCGTTCTCGGCTTGCAAGGTCCGGCCGGAGCGAAATGACCTGTTCTTGTACTCATCGTAGATCACCCAATCGGGAACTCTGGAAGTCATTAGTTTGCTCCTTTCAGTTTATACCGCATCGGTGTGGATGGCATGATGTTCGGGACTTTTTCCAGCATCCGCTCGCCGATCAATACACAGAAGTCGTTGAAGTCCATCTCACCGATGGCTTCGTTCTTATGGGAATGTACGGCTACACGGATAGACGGTACGGAGTACAGCACACAGCGTCCGTCGTCGTGCAAGACGGTGAGCACTTCATCAATGGTCAGCATACGTATCCTCCTTTCTTCGCGCATTCGGGACCGATTCCCAGCTCTATGGATTCAGGGTTTGTCAAGGTCCGGCCGCAAGCGGCACAATGGCCGAAGTGGAAAAGTTCGACCTGCTCTGGGAGAGTTTTGCGGCGGAGTCGTTGGATCACGTACACGAGGGCTCGGATAGACTGAGCGTCGGGGGATACGTGGCCTTTCTTGCCTTGCCGGTACTGGATGTCCGTGGGAGAGATCACGAGCAGACCGGCATACTGGAACTCTAAGTAGTCGTATGCGATCTTGACGAAGTAGAGGTCCGGTTTGTCTTCGATCTGCGTGAGTTTGAACGAAGACAAA